TGGCCCGCCTTCAACATCCAGATGGCCGCGCACAAGGGCGATCCGCTCAAGTGGATGCTCGATGCGTTGGAAGGCGGCGTCGATACGCTCACGGTTTCTACCGATGTGGCGGTGGGCATCGTCATTGCACAGCCGGATTTCCCGTATGACCAGAAGCCCCCGGAAGAAGTGGGCGGCATCCCGATCTACGGCCTGGATAAGGGCAATCTGCGCTACATCGCCCCGCAGGGCGTGCGCATGCAGCGGATGCCGGTGATGCGCGATTCCATCCTCACCGAAGAGCCGATCTGGTGCACGAGCTCGACCTACGTGGCGGTGGTCACCGGCCTGGGGGCGAGCGTGAGCCAGGCCTGCGAGCGCGCCTACAAGGTGATCGAGCAGATCCACCTGGCCAACATCATCTATCGGGACGATATCGGCGAGGGGATGGAAGCATGCCTGCCCGAGCTCCACGCGCATGGCTATGCGACGGGAATGATCTATGCCTAGCGTCGCGTTCTCGCCTGTCTATAACGGGGTCACGTTGTTCAATGCGAGCGGTCAGGTACTGTCCGGCGGCAAGATCAATACTTACCTGGCCGGAACGACGACGCCGCAGGTGACCTATACGACCAATGCCGGCAACGTTCCGAACGCCAATCCGATCATCCTGAATTCCGCGGGGCAGGCGCCGCAGGAAATCTGGCTCGTGCAGGGCATCACCTACAAGCTCGTGCTCACGGATGCGGCCAACACCGTCTTGCAGACCGAAGACAACATCCAGGGCATCAACGACCAGGTTCTGAATCCGCCTTCGGAATGGATGGCGCAGGGCGCCCCGACCTATCTGTCGCCGACATCGTTCTCGGTGCCTGGCAATCAGACGGCGACCTTCGATGTCGGGCGCCGGGTGAAGTCGATCAACACGGGCGGCACCGCCTATTCCACCGTCACCGGCTCGACCTATAACGCGGGTCCCAATACCACGACGGTCACGGTCGTCAACGATTCGCTGCCGCTGGATTCGGGGTTATCGGCGGTCTATGCCGGGGTGCTCGATCCGGCTGGATCATCGGTGCCGGTGGCCGATATCTACTGGTACAACGCGATCACCCTGCGCAACCGGCTGATCAACGGTGACACGCGGGTCGATCAGCGCAACGTCGGCGGACTTGTTGCGATAACTAATGTTGGCGGTAATGCCTATACAGTCGACCGCTGGGGGCAAAACTGCAGTCTCGGGATTGGCACGGGCACGATGAATGTGCAGCGTGTTGGCCCCCCCGGAGTTGCTCCCGTTGCTCCTCCAGCAATGGGCAATCCCTATGCGTTGTCCTATAGCGTTGCGGTAGCCAAAGTTTCATTGGGTACGGCTGATTTCGCCTCAACGACGCAATACATCGAAGGCTTGCAAACGGCTGATTTGCTATGGGGCACCAGTGCGGCCAAATCAATTACGATAAGTTTCACGTTTCAAACTTCTATTGCCAATGCTGTTGTTTCAATCGCAATTCGTAACGCTGCTGTTAATCGTTCCTATGCTACGACCGTGACCACGGGTGCAGCCAATACACCAGCGCGCTATAGCGTCACGATACCGGGTGATACAACTGGCACGTGGGCGATCGATAACACGTCAGGCCTGCAGGTATGGTTTGCTTGGGCTAGCGGCTCGACGCTCATCATTCCTTCGCCTAATACGTGGACAGCGGGCAATTACGTTGCAGCACCGGGCCTGACCAATTTCATGAGCAACGTCGCGAACACTTGGCAACTCACCGACGTGCAGCTGGAAGCTGGCACCGCCGCTTCGCCGTTCGAGCGCATCGGGTACGATGTGCAGCTCGCAAGATGTCAACGGTATTACGAGAAGTCGTTTCAAGCTAGCCAATTGCCTGCCAACAACTTGGGCGATTACACCTCCGCACACACTTTCGTTCAAACGGTGGGGGCTAGTTCACTTTGCTATTCGCACATCAAATTTATTGTACGAAAGCGTGGTGTCCCGACGATCACGCTTTACAACCCGTTGGCTGCTAACGGCAACTATCGGAACACGAATGCAGGGGTGGATTGCGGTGCCCCTAGTGCGGCATACACCGCAGACACGAGCGTTCTGCATTCAATGAATTCGGGCGTTGGCACCAGCATTGGATCACTCAACGTTGTCGGCTGGACTGCGGACGCCGAACTGTACTAAATCATGGCCGTCTATCTCGCCCCCATCGCCAACGGTGATCAGTTCTTCAACCTGACCGGCCAGGTGCTCTCAGGCGGGAAAATCAATACCTATCTCGCCGGCACCACCACCCCGGCTGCAACCTACACCACCAATTCAGGCTTGGTCCCCAATGCCAACCCGATCATCCTGAATTCAGCCGGACTGCTTCCCAACGAGATCTGGCTCACCGGAGGCGTCACCTATAAATTCGTCATCACCGATGCGGCCAATAACGTCCTGCAGACCCTCGACAATCTCGCCGGCATTAACGACCCATCGGCGGTTGGGATCGCCACCACTGCCCAAGAATGGCTGCCCGCGGGCGCTCCGACCTATATCTCGGGCACGCAGTGTTCGTTCGTGGGGAATCTCACTGCGACGCTGACCCCGGGGCGTCGCGTTCAGGCGAACGTCACCGCAGGCACCATCTACGGCACGATCACGGCCTCCACCTACGCCGGGGGCATCACCACCATCACCGTGCAGTGGGATTCAGGCGCATTCGATTCGGGCCTGTCGTCGGTCAATTACGGAATTCTCAGTTATCAGAATCCGTCCAGCCCGTGGGCCCCGACCGGGCTCGTTCCTTCGTTCGCATCGGCTTCCTCGCTCAACCTCGATGCGTTGATGCTCGGCCAGCCGGTGGGCATTATCACCGGCACCACGACGGTCACCGGCATCACGATGTCACCGGCCAAGACACGCACGCTGGTCGTGGGCACCACCGGTTTGACGATTCAGAACGGCGGCACGCTGGTGACCCAGACCAGCCGCAATCTGCTGTGCAACGCGGGCGATCGGCTCACCTGCATCAATAACGGCACGAACACCTATGTGTCGATTCAGCGGACCCTATATCCGAATTTCCATGCTCTCGGCTCGCAGGTGCTATCCAGTGGCGCCGCCACCAAAGCGGTTTTGAATACGGTTGTCTTCAACGATGGCAACTGTTTCGATGGGGTCACGAATTACCGTTTCACTCCGACCGTGCCGGGCCGTTATCTGATTTCGTTTTCCGCTGCGGCAGGAACCATCGGCGTGGCGCAGCAGGTTGGCGGTTTTTTGTATAAAAACGGGGTGCAGTACGCGAATGGTCCTTACTCCTACAGCCCCTCGGCCACCACTTCAGTGCCGATCCTCGGGGGTAGCTTCGCAATCGTGGTTGATTTCAACGGCAGCAGCGATTACGTTGAACTGTTCGTGCAGCAAACCAGCGTCGGCAATGCGGTGACGTTCTATGGATCGATGTCCGGCTGCAAGGTCGATCCGTGAGAATGTTCCACGTGGAACTTAGGGTGGTGCGTCTATCGGTGCGGATATAGCGTGACATACCATGACATTAGAAAACATGGTCAAACTTAGTGTCTTGATATGTCACGCAATGTCGTGAAAGATTAACCGGCTCGACGGCTGATCCTCCCATTCCGATGTCTTTAAAATCAATGACTTACGTTAAACAGTGCGTCTATCGGTGTGGATATCCACACCACCCCCGGTAAAAGCCAGCACCTTGGCGATCTCCGCTTGATCCCGCGGGCCGTCGATCCAGGTCCCATAGTGCTTGCGCAGGGTGATCACCGAATGCCCCATCTGACGGGCCACCCACTCGGGATTCGCGCCGGCCATCAGCAGGAGCGTCGCATAGGTGTGCCGGGTGGTATAAGGCTTTCGGACACGCACCCCCACCGCTTTCAGGGCTTTCTGCCAGATATTCCACAGGGCTTTCTGGTTCACCACCGGCATGCCCTCGCCCGGTAGCTGCCACAGGTGCCCATGCTTGGCAAACTGGGTGCGGGCGCGCTGGCGCTTGAGCGCGGCCATCGCCATGGGGTGAATCCACACCCGGCGCAGGCAGTTGGTCTTCGTCTCGTCGATCTCGATCTCGCCAGAGACCGCCCACTGGATGATGAGCTCGTTGCGCACCCAGTCGATATCACGGTCCCAGCGCTGCGCGTACTGCTCGCCCGGTCGGATGCCTGAATAGAACGCCACGGTGAGATAGTCGCCCCACTCGCGCTGCGCATCGGTCGCGTTCTCGCGCTCGAACCAGCCGATGATGCGGTCGCGCTCCGCTTCCGAGAACGGATCGATCTTGGGCCGCTGCGTGCCGCGGCGCGTGCGCAGCACGGCGATCTCCGCCTCCCCGGGCACCGTGATGTCCCATTTGGCCAGCGCCAGCACCCCGCGCAGGAACGCGCGCTTGGCCGCCCGGGTCTTCGCCTTCCCCGTGTGCACGACGCCCTCGAGCTTGGCCGGCAACTGCTCGAGGGTCGTCTCAGCGCCCAGCTGCGCCAGCCAGAACCGCTGATGACTGGCGAACGGACGCCGGTTGGAGGGCTTGAGCGTGTCCCAGGCAAGCGCTACGTAGGCGGCGATGCGGTAGGCGATCGTATTTCGCGCGGCCTCTTCAGCGCCCAAGGTGGGCGCCTGCGCGCTGAAATAGCGCGGGAAGGTGCTGCTCAGAAAGGCAATGTCGAGCGTGCCCAGATCCAGTTTGGTCTGTAGCCGATCAGCGAGCACCTTGGCTGCGTGTTCGTGCAGATTCAGGGATGGCCGATGTGTCTTGCCTTGCCAGAAGATGCGGAATTCGTAACTGGATCTGCCTTTTTTTCGGGGGGTGATTGTTGCCCTTCGGCCCATCTTCGGAATGCTCCCATGTCGATCAGTATTTTTCCGTCCGGCGCTTTGTGGTACTGCACGCCTTCGGTCCATTTGCGTGTGCGGATCTTTCCCTGCACGGCAGGAATGGTATACCCTGTCTCGTCGCAGAATTTTTTCATCTTCAACAGGCGCGTGTCTTCGCTCATCGCATTTTCTTATGCCATCCACAACCACTTACCGCCGACAAGATCATCGCCGATAGGTTGTACTGAACGGCCAGGACGGTTATGCCATTGCGTCGATGAATTACCGGCATCACCTTTGAAGTGAAAACCCGCTGCGTGCAGACTTCTACCGCCTTCCTCTGGCAACGTATAAGTGATGATTCGGTCATATCCCAGCGCTCGCGCCGCCCGGCGGGCGGCGCCATACAGCATGCTGCAGGCGTTTTTAGTGCCGTCGGTACAGACGCGATTGATTTCTGCAGTATGACCATCATCCAGTAGGCGACTGACGGGACGGCCAACAATGCATACGCCTACAAGGCTACCTGCATTGGCGCATCCCATTACGAACCTGCAGCCAGCTGTAGGCTTGTTGTGACGATGATGAAGCGCGATATAGGCATTCGCTTCGGCCAATGTGATGGGCACGATTGACAGCGCCACTTTTAGCCGCCCAGCCCAGCGTTCGCATTCGGCGGTGCTTTGTCGGGATTGCTCATCGCGGGCCGCTCGCGTTTACTGACGCAACTCGAGATGGTGAAAATGCCCCAGGTGAAGCGCACGTCGTGCTCGTAGCAGGGCATCTCGACCTGGATGATGACGCAGCCGGCGAGCGGCAGGCTCAACAACGGTATCCAGCGCATTGGGTTTCATACTCATATTTATGCTCCCAGCACCACCGGCATATCTTCTGTCACGGGGAATGTATAGGTGAGGCTTGCAAGGGCGGCTTTGGCATCCTGCATGGCTTGATCCATCTGCTGGGCGAATCCGCTGAAGCGATCGTGCGGCAACGCCCACACGCCGATGATTTTCTCGAGCGTGTCTTTCAATATTTGCACGTTCTTCGCGTTGGTATCGCGGTCAGCTTCGACCAGCGGCAGCGTGTGCAGGCTCGTGAGAATGGCGAGCTCCATCTGTGTGTATGTGACGGTAGCGGGCAATATGCCCGTTTGCATATAGGCGATCTGCGCCTGGAGGCTCGGCAGTCCGGTCGGTGTGTCGTTCATTCTTTCTCCAGCCATTCGTTAATGTGCGCAATCTGCTGCTCAAAACTTTCTCTGCGTATCTGCAACTCCCGCAGGCTGGCGAGGATGGCCTCGGCCATTTGGTAGTCCTCTGGCATGCCCCCGTTTATAGGCAGTTCCATATAGGCGATTTGCGCCTGGAGGCTGGGCAGTCCATTCGGGAACTCAGGGGCGGGTGATGACATTGGCTTCTCTCACAATCACGGTGGGTGGCAGCAAGATGCCGCCGATGGGCGAGCCCTGGCTGAAATATCCGCCGTACTCAAGGGCGATGTCGTGATCCGGGGTGGCCGCCAGCGACAGCGCAAAGCTGACGTTGGTTTCGGCCGGCCACAGCACGGCGATCTCCTGCCACAGTCCCGCCCACAGGGTGAGCGCCTCCGGGTTGGCGCAGCGCGCCACAATCGATGCGCCGGGTCCTGCGCTCGTGTAGTGATATACGAGCTTGTTGTCCGGGGGCAGGATGCTCGATTCCTGGCCGCCGTTATCACCGAGCAGGAACGGACCGCTGGCCGGATTGCCCCCGCCCATGATGGGGGGCGGGCCGATCGGCCCCGGGTTGGTCGAGGTGACGGTAAGTCCCGTGAAATCGGTGAACGTGATGCCGCAATTGGTATTGTCCCAGCCGAAATAGGTCGGACCCGGATAGCCCGAGCCGTCGTAGCCGAACGGGTTGTAAATCGTCGTGCCGGTGGGCCCGATCGGAAGGCTGATCGGATCGGCGTTATGACCCGGCGAGGAACCGGCTACCCAGCTGATGCCATCGGTGGTGCGTACGTGCGCCATCACGCGCACGGTCTCGGCGGCCTTGAGCCAGATGCTTGCCAGGTTCCAGATCCCCGCAGCGACGCTGATAGCGGGCCAGCGGGCATGATCTGCGGTGGGCGATGCGCCTTTTTTGAAGGTGAGCGTTTTCCTGGCCGCATCGGCGCACACGTTGGTGGTCATCGCCACCGGGTTGGTGCCCCCGGTCACCGGGCCGTTGCCCATCATCGCGAGCATCACCGAGCGCTGGTGCGTATTAAGCGCCTCGATCCCGCCTGAGAAATGCTGCGGGCGCCGGCCGATGTTTTCCCAGTGCGTGCGCACGTAACCGGAGGGCAAGATGTCATCGAAATTCACCCGCGCATTCGGTCCCCTCGCCCTGAACCCGAATGTCGCACGCCCGCCGAAGGCGACCTCGCCCAGATTCAACACGCCCCCGTCCTCGGCTTGGCACAACAGGGCCGCGAAGTTGTTGTTGAAGGAGTATTTCGGCAGATACAGGCCGCGGTTGCGATCGATGTAGATGAGCCCCGCGCGGGTGGTGATGGGGTACACGGTGCCGGAGGCGTGGGTGAGGAGTTGCAGATTGGCGCCCTCCACCACGTCACCGGGCCACAGCGGAATGTCGTAGTTGTTGTATTGAATCGGTGCGCCGTTCACGCTCGACACCTGTCCTTGCACGAAGCCCGGCGCCGGCAGCGTGGCGGGGCTCGCGAGGGGCATGACTGCGGGACCGACCAGCACGGCCAGGGGCACCTGCGCGCTGCCGTCATAGAGTCGCTGACCGTTGCTGTACGTATCGACGATCTCGTCTTCGCCGCCCTGCCCGCCCCACTGGTACTCGGTGGAACCGTTCTCGATGCGCAGGCACACCCCATAGCCGGGCGTATCGGGGTTGGAGGGATCGCGGATGATGGCGATCGCCTGCGCTTTGTCCCTCAAGTAGGCGCCTTTCAGCAGGAACGGCGAATACTGCGAGCCGCCGCCGCGCACGTGAACCAAACCGATGCCGTTGCAATTGCTGCCGTTATCGGTCGGTCCCCAGTCGTAGTAAAGACCCCAGCGCTCGATGTCCAAGCCGCCGCCTGCGGCCTGCGGCGGGCCGAACACGGCAATCACCATGCCGATCGCGCAGAAGCTCGAGTGGATGAATTCCAGATGCCCATATTGCGGGTTGAGGATGTTGTAGCCGATGCGCTGATGCCACATATGCAGATCGTGGGTAAACATTCTGTTGCACTGATCGGCGGTCATGCCCACCGAGAACACGGCTGCGTTGTCGCTACCGAGGCCGGCGATCGCGATGCCCTCGATGCGCTGCGAGTTGGGTTGCTGGGCGCCGGCGCTCCAGGTTGGCCACATGCCCAGGGCCACCCCGTTCAGGGGGGTGAACCAGGGCAGCATGGTGATGTTGCTCATGCGGCCCATGAATGTCCCGCTGCGGGGCACGAGGATGGTCTGGGTGATGCCGTACTGGATGTTGCCGGGGAAGGGGTCCATGCCCGGGGGCTGGTCGGGCTTGCCGGTGGTGCAGATCTCAAGCGCCAGGTGGCCGTAGCGTTTGAGCGCGGCGGTGATTTGCGGCAGGAAGTCGCGGCCCTCCTGGGTGGCGGAAAAGGCGAGCCCCTCGGGGAGCTCAGGCGCGTAAGGAATCATCGGCATGTCAACGGGTCCTTGATATCGTTAGCGGATCTCCCGTGACGCGCGTTCCATGGATGTTTGTTCTTAGGCGAGTTGCTGGTACAGGGCCTGGACTTCGGCCAGGAACCGCTGCGCATCGGCTTCCACCGCGGCGATCTGCTCCGCCGAGGGAATGAACCGGCGCACGATCAATTGCTTGTCGGGCGGGAAATCGGGGTGATAGGCCACAAAATCGCACCAGGCCCGCTCGGTGCAGATCAACTGCGTCACCATCTGGTCGACGTGCTCCTCGGGGATTTCCTCTGAGAGCAGCCACTCGGTGAAGGTGCATTCGGTAGGACACTTGATCTCGACCAGGCCATCGGCGCCGATGAGCCGATCCGGCGATGCGCCGAGCCAGCGGATCGATGGGTGAGCCATGAATCCGCCCATCTCGATGAGGGTGCCGGTGAGCACCTCGTAGAGCTCGCCCGCTGCGGGCTCCCGATCGATGCCGTCCTGCATGGCCTGGGTGACGAAGTGCTTCACCTCTTTGCTGGTGAGCCGCTCGGTCACCAGTTCGAGCTTGTACTTGTAGCGCTCGGCCATCTCGCCCTTGCCGCTTTTCAGCATTGCCCGGGCCGATTTCATGCGGCTCGCCGTGAGACAGCCGATGCGCACACGGTGCCACAGCGGATCATCTTGCCGGATGAACTGACGCTGCATGAGCGCCTCCATGCTGAGCGGTGCATTCATTACGCATTGCCCTCGTAGGATTGGACGAATTCGATATCGGGTGCTTCGGACTTCTGTTCTTCGGCCGGCGCTTTCACCTCCGCGGCAATGGCCTTCAGGCTCGCCAGGCCCTGCGCGCCGATGGCGATGCGGCCTTCCCGGCCGATTTCCTTCCACCAGGCATCCAGGGCCGCCATGCCGCGCCGGGCGATGTCCCTGGCCGCAGGCGGCAGTTCGACCGGCTTCGTGCCGTTGGTGATCTCACCGGTGTCATGATCGATGTGCACGGGCTGCGCGTTGGGCACCGTCTCCACCTCGGTTTCATCGAGCATGCCCAGGCCGCAGATGGAAAGCGTCGCCCGGCGCTTCGCTTTGGTCTGCGCCTTCATCATGGCGTTGGCGAGCGCTTCGCCCTTCAAGCCCCCGACGTACACGGCGCCCACATCGGCATCAGTGCGGCCGGCCTTGTCGCGCACCTTGGCCGATACGATGATCATGTCGTCCTGGCGCGTGGTCTGGATCTCCTCGACCGACACGCCGCGCAACTCGCGCAGCTGGTCGGTGGCGCCCTTTAAGGCATAGAGCACCATCTTGCCGTTGAGATTGATGAATTCGAACGGCTTGGTGAGCGGATTGAAGCCGCCCGATGCACAGACCGCCTTGTAGTACAGCACGCGCTCCTGCGGCGTCAACTTGGCCAGATCGCCCTTGATGATGACCTGTTCCATGATGTCGCCATTGCCCGTTGTGATGTCGTTCATCCCAGTTCCTTCAGTTTGAAATTCAGCAGCGCGATGCGCTTGACGAGGATGTCGGCCACTCCATCGATCATGTAACGGTCGTGCGAGCCGGCCAGGCGCACCCAGGTGCCGACTTTGCGCAGTTCATCGAGCGCGGCCTCGGCAGCGGCTTTTTCCTGCTCCAGTTGCTTGCGCTGGAATCGGGTTTGTTGGGACACGAACGGCAGGATCGCATCGACCAGTGTGGGGTGAATGTTATTCATCGTAGTAGGCGGCCTCCTCCGCTACGAGCTTTCGGGTTGCTTCAGTCGGTGTGCCGGCGATGCCCTGCGGGTCGCCTGAGCGCCAACCCTCGCGCTTGGCAATCACCAGATCTTCCCAGTAGTGATAGACGATGGCGGGCATGCTCTTCGGGCGTGCGCGGAACGTGCGGGCTTGTGTGGTGGTCATGACAGGCTCTGATATCGGGCTTCGGCTTCGGCATTCGCTTCAGCGATGTTCTCGGGGCTCATCTCGTGTGCATACACCGTCAGGCCGCAGAACCGGCACCACCAATCGCCCTCGTCGGTCAACTGCCGGAAGAAATGATTGCCAGCCTGGCAGCGGGGACACAGCATGCTCATGATTGTTCTTCGGCTTTAGCCAGGGCGGCGCGGGCGGGTACCGTCACGCTGGACAGCTTTGCCACAAAGTCCAGATGCGCAGTAACATCAATGCGTGGTTCGTACTGGAAGACGCCAGGATCGGACTGCCGCAGCGTCTCAACTGCGGCCTGCGGTGTTGCTGCCATCACGATCCATGTTGTCCGTCTACGCAGACGCTTCAGCGCAACCTTGTGCGTTAACGCGACGCGGTAGAGATTCATGACACCGACTCTGCTTTGTCGAGCATTGCGCGGGCGTGCTTAATCGCTCCTTTGTACAGATCGCTAATGTTGTTGTTAGGCGATCCCACAACGTCCAGCATTGCGCGCAACGCCGCTACCAGTTCGTCATGAGCGTTGCAGGCGCGGACGATGTGCTCGGCATCCTGATCGCGCACTTCTTGCGCTATAAATATCATTTGGTCGTCGCGATACGCTGCGATTAGGTTGCGGCTTGCCCCGGGCCTACAATCCGCAAGCGTGCTCCACGGTCCCGGCGTGTGCTGCTGCGTGTTCATCTCCATCCCTTTGCATGTTCTGTTCATCACGAGCATCAGTCTACGAGAATCCTCGTATACCTGTCAACACCTATTTACGACAATGCTCGTATAATGCGCCGTGTGCGTTTTATGACACGTATGACGGAAAGAAAACATCGGATAATGGCGGCTCGATGCGGCCCACGAGAGGCCCAGGAGACTCGGGTGCAGGCTAAGAAACGCCCTCCCCGGCTGACCGCGCGCCAGATTCAGCGCTGGTGGTGCTCGCTCACCCCGCGGGAGCGCGCACGCTTTCGCTACCAGGCCCCGGAGCTCTTCGCCGGGCTAGTGCGTCGGCCCCGAGCGGATTGAAGCCATCGCGCAGGCTTGTGCGTGCGCGGTTTCGGCCTGCTCCCAAGTAGCGCAGCGGTACTGGAATTGGTCGTGTCGACCGCCGAAGATCATCGTCTCGAACACCCACGGGGCGCTGGGTTGGTCATCCGGATCGAAATACCGGCTCAAGTTGTGATCGATGCCCAGGAACACGGTGGACACCTCGATATCCGGGTCGATCTCGGTCTTGGCGACGATGCGCTCCTGGGCGTGCTGCCACATCCAGTCGGACCAGGCGTGCAGATCGAAGCATTGCACCGGACGGTGCTCTTCCAGCACGTACAGCCCCAGCGTGCGCGTGCGCTGCGGGTCGATCACAGTTTGCTCTTGGCGCGGTTGATCCAGAACATGATGAGCGCAAAAATCTCATCACGCTTGGCCGCAGGCAACGTATCCAAGGCCTGCGCGATTTTGAGGGCTTCCTGCGAGATCTTGTGCTCGGGGGCATCACGGGGCCCGGAGCCCTCGGCATACCACGGATAGTTGATCTCCAGCACCGTGAGCAGGCGCTGCAGCACATTGCCACCCGGTGTGTCCAGCCCGAGCTCGTAGCGCGAAACCGCCGTCTGCGTCACGCCGATCCGCTCGGCCAGTTCGGCTTGCGTCAATGCCCGGTCGCTGCGCGCATCGCGCAATCGCTGTCCTGCCGCCTTCGGTGTGTGGCGTTCCTCTTTCTTGCGAATTGCTGACTCCTCGCCGTTCCGCTCCTGTGTATTTTCCGTCAGGTCGGCGTTAGGAGTGTCCTCGTTAAATGGCTCCGTACTCATCTTGCCAACCTACGAGCATGCTCGTATAATGGCCGGTCATGAATTATGACGACGTGATTGCCCTGTACAAGACCCAGGCCAAGATCGCCCAGGCGCTGGGGATCTCGCAGACCACCGTGAGCCTGTGGCGGGTGAATGGCGGGCGCATCCCGCGCTTCCAGCAGCTGCGTCTCGCCTCGCTCAACCGCGGCGTGCTCAAGCCCGATGATGATGTGCTCGAGTTGCGCGCCCTGCGCGCCCAGGCCCGCGCACGCGCGCGACGCCGCAAGCAGGCCGCCGCCGCAGCGGTCACCAGCGAATGAGCCCGCCCCGTGCTGGTCAATATCCATATTTCCCATAAGCATAACAGTTTCCTCGTAAAAGCGCCATGACCCCTTCGCACCCCCCCTAAATGCGCATTTTGGGAGCCTCCAGCCAGACGAACTGCGCATCGATAACGACACGTGGGGTGCTGCATGACCAAGACCGAGCGGCGCGAGCGCATGCCGATTTGCGCCGCATTCATCGATGAGCTCATCGCCGCATTCGGCCGCGATCAGGTGAGCGTGCTGTATGCCGAAGAGAACGGACTTAGGATCGGTGAGGAAAAAGACTTAAGCGCAGACCGGGTGCGGGCCGAACTGTGAGGTGGCCGGCCGTGCCCAATCGATACATCCGTGACGGTATTTTGAATAGCGAACGGTATCTGTCCTGTACCCAGCTGGAACGGTTGCTGTTCATCGAGATGATCCTTATCGCCGACGATTTCGGGCTGCTGAAAATCAATTTCGTACCGTTGCGGCGCCGCGTCACGGCCTGCGAAGGTATTACTGAGGAGGCGGTCTTACGCATGGTCTCGCACCTCAATGATGCAGGACTTATCCACATCTACGAGCACGACGGCAACCGTTATGCGTACATCCCGGACAACGGTTTCCAGGTCCGTGCCTTCAAGCCGAAGTGTCCACTACCGGAACAAAGGGACGGATCAGGATTTAATGAAATCAAAGCGTTAGCGGAAAAACGCTCATCAGTTGCTAAACATATGCGTGCAGATGCTGCGCAGGTGCGTAGCAGCCGATCTACGACTTCGACTTCGACTTCGACTTATATATCTAAACCTCTCTCTGAATCTAGACCGGATGCGCGCGTGCGCGCGCGGAGTGAAAGGAAAATGAAAGGTGGAAAATTCAGCCCCGCAGAACACGTCGGTCGCGAGCTTCGAGAAATGGAACGATCGGTGGCTGCCCCGGCCATGGGTGATGCGCTTGCAAGCCAAGATGCTGGCGATGTACGGGGCGCGCTTCGCCTCCCAGTTCCAGGGCGAGGCAAGCCTGACTGAGTGGCGCGAGACATGGGCCGCAGGACTCGCCAGCCTCTCCGGCCTGGAGATCAGCGCGGGCCTTGAGCGCTGTCTCGAGGAATCCCCCGAATTCGCCCCGACCCTCGGCGCCTTCCGCGAAATGTGCCTGCGCGTCGTGCATCCCTCGCACAAGCCCGCCGCCCTGCTGGCTACGCCCCGCGCAACATCGGAAATCGCCGAGGACAACCTGCGCAAGATCCGCGAGCTCCTGCATGAATCGCGAATTCATCCTTGAAGCCGCGCAAGCGCGCCACGCCCACCTGCGCGGCCGTAATCCCGAGACCGATGTCGTGCGCCCCGTGCTCGCCGCCTGCCGCCTTCACCGCAGCGTCGCCTGGTGCGAACGCTTCAACTCAGGTGCCGGCCGCCTGTGGAACGCAAAAACGCACAAAGTCTCGCGATTCATTCGTTTCGCTTTTCCAGGCTGTCCCGACATCATGGGCCAGCTGCGCACCCACGGCCGCTTGCTGTGCGTCGAGTGCAAGTTCGGCCGCGGCGATCTCAGCTACGATCAACGCAAGTTCCTCAATCACGCCCAGGAGCACGGCGCGCTCGTGATCATCGCCCGCGATCCGCTCAAGGTCATCGCCGAGCTCGATCAGTGGTGAGCACCAGACAGGCAAGAGCACAGGCACCCTCGCTCTTCGGATCCTCGGTCCTAGTCTGGCGCTCACCAATGCCCCCTGTGCAACACATCCATCAGCGTCATCACCAGCGCAATCACCAGCACCACCGGCGTGAGCACAATCAGCGCGGGCAGCAGAAACAGCAGCATCTCCTCTTCCTCGCTCATCGGCGTAGCGCGAAATAAACATTCACCGCCGTCAGCAGCACGTTGATCCACGTCACGATGATCACCGCCAACGTGCGTCGCATGTAGCGGTATTGCATCGTTTCAAATTCTTCACGCAGATTTTGCAACGATTCGATTTGATTGTTCATATTTTCTCCTCCTCGCTCATGCCGGCCAGTACAGAATCAACGCAATCGCAAAATTCAGCACCACGATCACGTACAAAATCCGCCGCAGCGAAATGATCTGCGCTTCAATGCGCTCCAGCCGATCAAGCGGGTCCATCTTCATCGCTCACCGTCGCAGTCAGTTTCAAAATCTCACGCGCCGCCTCCAGCGCTTTGTCATGCACCTGATACACCGCCCCGTGCTCGTGCGGCTCGCACAAAATCCCGATGATCTCCATCACCGCCGCACGCAACGTCGTCATCTCCGCGCTGTGCATGATCTCCACATGCCGCAACGCCCGCAAGCTCGCCAGAATCGCTTCATCCATCTCCCGCTCATAGGGGCTGTGCATTCCCCGATACCGATGATTCAATCCATCACGCCGCTGCATCCACTCGATCTGTTCCTGCAGGCTGGGCTTCATTTTCCCTCCGCTTCGATCCTCCCGCGCGCGAGTCTACCAGAAAACTCGTACGAGTTGCGCTCGTACGCCGTTGGTGTTATAAACGCTCCGGCTATTTGCGTGACTGCGCGTTCCACATCTCGCCCCCCGGCCGCGGCAACCCTCCACGAGCCTCCCGGCCGGGGCCGTTTTCAAGGACCACCGACCATGCGCATCGTCGAGCACAACCCCCCCTGCTACGAATGCGCCGCCCACGATCGCCGCGCCACCCACATCCTCACCGGCGATCCCGACTTCGATCACTCCCTGGAGATGTGCGCCAACACCGATCTGCCCTTCCGCCTGGCGATCTATCTCTCACCTACCGCAACGGCCTACCGCCCCCGTACGAACTACGCAGGCGGCGCCTACTACGGCTATCACGGAGATGACTGATCATGGCCATGAAAAAAGATGAGAAGAAAAAACCTCCGTTCCCGTTCGGCAAGAAAAAGAAATCTATCGCATCACGATAAATCATGCCCTTCACTCTCGCCGACGCCCCGCGTCACACCCACAAGGCCACCTCCCCCGTTGCCAAGCGTCAGTGGGCGCACGTCGCCGAGTCTGCACGCAAGCGCGGCGCACCCGAAGGCGCTGCCATCCGCATGGCCAACGCCGTCGTGAAGCGTCGCCGCGGCAAGAAGTCAAAACGTTAGGATTGCGTTCAAATGCCAGGGCCCGGAGCGCCGCTAGGCAACAAGAACGGCCTCAAGACGCAGCGTCAGTGGACCGATACCATGAAGCGCGTGCTCGCCGAGAACAGCAGCGAGAAGCTCCGTGCAGCCGTCGAGGCCGTCGTTGACGCAGCGATCCATGGCGACATCAGCGCGGCCAACCACATCGCCGATCGCATCGATGGCAAAGTGAAGCAGGTCATCGTGCACGAGGGCGACGATGATCAGCCGCTGGTGATTCACCTGGCTGCGGGCGCTGCGTTACGGGAAAAAATCCGCGGCATCCTCGCGCGCCCGGTCGAGCGCCTGGTCAACGGCGAGGACAACGATGCTTGAAGATGTTTTCACCATGCCTGTTCACTCAGCAGCGGAAGTGTTCCCGATGTTGGGTGATGATGAACTTGATGAGCTTGCCGCTGACATCAAGGAAAACGGGTTGCAGCAACCACTTGTCGTCAAAGACGGCACGCTGATCGATGGACGTAACCGGCGCGAAGCTTGCCGCCGTGCTGGTGTGATGCCCAAGCTCGTGCAGCTGAACGGCCAAGATCCAGAAGCGTTCATCATCTCGGCGAACATCCATCGGCGGCATCTCACTAAGGGCCAGCGCGCGATGGCCGTCGCGCGGATCTATCCTGAACCGGAAAAGGGAGGCAGAGGGAAAAAGTCTTTCGTGGCGAAAGAATTTTCCATCGTCATGTTGAGCAAGGCGCGTGATGTGCTCAAGTGGGCGCCGGAGCTTGCCGATGGCGTTCGCACGGCAGCCCACTCGCTTGATCATGCTTACGAAATTGCCAGTGATCGGAAAACCAAAGCAGAAGCTCCGACACTACGCCTTCAAGCGTTACGTGCCACCGATCCAGATCTCGCGGATGCGGTCATTGAAGAACGTCAACAGTTGGAAGCCGCCGAAGATCAAGCGCGTGGACGCCGCCAGCGGGAGCGCGAAAAACGCCAAGGTATCTATGATGCGCTTATACACATTGACCGCTTCTTCTTCGTTATTGGCGATCCTGATCATCAACGTTATATCAAGGATGTTTGTACTGAGCATCCCAAGGAGTTACCCATCGATAGAGTAATGATCTCAATTAATAACTGGCGTACAGCAATTGATGTCCTTGAGAAAACATTAACGGAGTGAATGAAATGGGTGGTCGAGCGAATGTCACCCGAATTCTTGCGCCAATGATGCGACCTTATCTCGACAACATCTACTATCAATTCCAGAAGAAAAATGGGCATTACCTTTTCCAAATTCGAGACACACTACAGCCTCATTTTAATGAGGCTTTCAATAAAGATCCTTCTGTGTATATGCCCGAGCTTTGCATGGAGTTGTGTCGTGCTGATGAGAATCGGCGCATCATCGCTTCGCCTCAACCTGAAATCCTGACCAGAGAATGGGCCCGCAAACGGGTTATAAAACTTGGCAACGGGATGACGCGTGTTTTGCCAGACGAAAGTGATGAACGAGATGAAGAGGATGAAGCGGATCTGCGCGTGTTCTACGCAAATATGACCTTTGCGCATCGTGAAGTACGGCGCTATCACCAGACACGCAATATGGCAACCGTCATCGCAGCACAGCAGAAAGAAGATGAATGGTGGTTGCCTATAAGTGCGATCGTGGCCAAAGATCACGACATGACGTTCGAGCAGGCTTATGTAAAAACGGGTTTGTGGGAACCGGAAAAGAAACCAGCAAAGAAGGATTAATGCTCTCTTTGCCTGAGCTCATCGAATGGTGGGATGAGATCACCGAACACTCGGCGAACCTCGCCGCCATCCGCGAGCTCTGTCTCGAGGACCGCTACTTCCTGCTGGTGCAGATCTGCGGCCGGCACGACATGCTGCATCCGTGGATCTATCAGCGCTGCCGCGAAGTGGAGCACGCCCCCGACGGCTATCTCGATCTGTGGGGCCGCGAGCACTACAAGTCGACCATCATCACGCTCGGCGGCGTGATCCAGGAGCTCCTGCGCAATCCCGAGTTGCGCATCGCCATCTTCTCGCACACCCGGCCGATCGCCACCGCGTTCCTGCGCTCGATCAAGCGTGAGCTCGAATCCAATACGGCGCTGAAACAGTTGTTCCCCGACATCCTCTACAAGGACCCGCAGCGCGAAGCGCCCATGTGGGGTATCGAAACCGGCATCACCGTGAAGCGCCGTTCCAACGCAAAGGAAGCATCCATTGAAGCGCATGGTCTGGTCGACGGGCAGCCGACGGCCAAGCATTTCGATTTACTCGTCTACGATGACGTGGTTACGCTTGAGTCCGTGTCTACCCCCGAGCAGGTTTCGAAGACGACTCAAGCGTGGGAGCTCTCGGACAACCTTGGTGTGGCGGGCGGCCGGCGCTGGATGGTCGGTACCCGCTACAGTTATGCTGATACGTACGAGGCTGTTATCGCGAAGGGCTCGGTCCGTGTTCGGCTCCATCCGGCCACCGACGATGGAACGCCCGAAGGCCGCCCGGTCCTCTTCGATGCGCTGACCTGGGAGCAGAAGAAGCGCGACCAGGGGCCAGCCACCATCGCCTGCCAGATGCTGCAAAATCCGCTGGCCGGCTCGCAGCGCATGTTCGATGTGGCCGATCTGCGCGTCTACGAGGTGCGCCCGGAGACCTTGAATGTCTACATCACCGTTGATCCTGCTCGCAGCCGCAAACGGGATTCTGACGACACGGCGCTCATCGTTACCGGAATTGATTATGCGCTCAACAAGTATTTGTTGGACGGCTACGCCCATCAGATGGATTTGGCTGAACGTTGGCGCCGGGTGCGTGAGCTTTACCTACGATGGACACGCGCCTCCGGAGTACAAAGCGTATTCGTTGGCTACGAGAAGTATGGTGCCGATGCGGACCTCGATTACATGCGCGAGCGCATGGCCGCCGACGGACCCTATTTCGACATCCTCGAGCTAGCCTGGCCGCGCGAAGGCGAGGGCTCCAAGGTCGACCGCGTGCAGCGGTTGGGCCCGGACTTTCGCGGCGGCCACTATCACCTGCCCTACGATACCGATGTCGAATGGCTGCGCGACGGCGTGAACGTGAAGAAGCTCACCACGCTGCAGCAGAAGATGCTTGCCATGGGCTTTAGCTACCGCATCGCCCGGCCGATCCGGCGCAAGGACCATCAGGGCAAGATGTACGATCTGACGCAGAAACTGCGCGAGCAGATTCATTATTTTCCCTATGCCGGCAAGAAAGATGCGATCGATGCCGCCTCGCGCGTGTACGACATGGAGCCGCGGGCGCCTGCCATCATCGCCCCGCAGATGCTCGAGCCTGAGGAGGTGTGATGGATGAGCTCATGGCCCTCTACCCGTGCGCCGTGTTCCGCTGCATGGCAAAGGCTTGTTCCATGTGGAAGGACGGGCGCCTCTATTGCCGCGCGCATCTGATGCAGGCCGCCGAAGGCCGCGATCTGCCGGTGTACGACGATCCGCCCGCCACCTATGAGCCGGAGATCGTCTAGTGCGCTATCTGTCCTTTGCCCTGTTCTGCCTGACCATCCCTGCGGCCAATTGGATGATTCAGCACGTCGGGGTGCAGCTCGACGCTCACGGCCCGCATCTGATTCCGGTCGGTTTCGGACTGATGGCGCCTTCAGGCGTGCTGATGATCGGCGCATCGCTGGTGCTGCGCGATGTCGTGCAGTTGACCATGGGGCGCCTGTGGGGCGTGACCGCCATCGTGATCGGGGGACTGATCTCCGGATTGATCGCGCCGCCTGCCCTCGCCTTGGCCTCCGCATTGGCGTTTCTCACATCGGAGACCGCCGACATGGCGGTCTATACGCCGCTTGCGCAACGACGGTTGTTCACAGCTGTGCTTGCCTCCTGTGCAGTCGGGGCCATCGTCGACAGCGCGTTATTTCTGTTTATTGCTTTTCACTCGCTGCAATACCTCGAAGGACAGATCGTCGGCAAACTATGGGCTGCACTGTTTGCAGCGCCGCTCATCGTGATGCTGCGCCGTCAAGTGGTCCGAGCATGATTGCTTATGCTTCCAGAACGGGAACCAAGCGCAACCTGGATGGCCTGCGCCGTGCGGGATGGCGTCTGATGATCTCGCCCAAAGGTAGTTTACGCACCGAAGGCTTTGAGCATTACGCACTGGACAATGGCGCCTGGCACGCCTACCAGCATGGGATCGATTTCGACGTTGAAGCATTCGAGAAAGCGCTCGATGCGCTGGGCGATAACGCCGACTTCATCGTCGTTCCCGATATCGTGGCGCACGGTTTCAGATCGCTCGAGTATTCCGCTGAATGGTTGCACCGATTGCATGAATATCCGCGCCTCATGTTCGCGGTTCAAGATGGCATGGCGCGCGAGGACGTGAGCAAGCTCATCGAGCCTCATTTGCCGCGCGTCGGCATTTTCGTCGGCGGTACGACGGAGTGGAAACTCAATACCATGGCCATGTGGGCATTCCTGGCGCATGAGATGCGCACCACATGCCATGTGGGGCGGGTCAATAGCGCCTTTCGCATTCGCGCTTGTGCGGCGGCCGGCGTCGATAGTTTCGATGGTTCCAATCCTTCGCGCTACGCCGTCAATCTGGGTGCCTTGGATTGTTGTCGGCGCATCGCCGATATGTATGCCCCTTCATAAGGAAATCCTCTGATGTCACTGCCGCCCGCCACCTATGAGCCGGAGATTGTGTGAACGAAATCCGCATCGGCGATTGCCGGGATACCATGCACGAGTGGATCGCTGGTGGCGTGCGCGCGCAAATGTGCGTTACATCGCCCCCGTACTGGGGATTGCGTGATTACGGTGTTGATGGCCAACTGGGACTGGAGCCAACTATCGGCGAGTATGTAGCGAACATGGTGGAGGTATTCCGGCTTGTGCGTGAGTTATTGGCCGACGATGGGACGCTATGGCTGAATCTGGGCGACAGCTATGCAGCCAAAAGCCTGTGTGGCATTCCCTGGCGCGTGGCATTCGCGCTGCAAGCCGATGGTTGGTACTTGCGGTCAGACATCATCTGGCATAAGCCTAACCCGATGCCAGAAAGCATCACGGACAGGCCGACAAAATCGCACGAATACATGTTTCTGCTGAGTAAGTCCGAGCGGTATTACTACGATATCGACGCGATCAAAGAGCCAACTAGATATCCCGGTAGGATTATGGATCGCACAAAACCGACGCAAAAAGGCAATCAGGCAGATCCTAATTGGTTTCGTACCCGCCCCCGTTGGCGCGTGACGGTGGACCCAGATATGCGCAACCGGCGCACGGTATGGACCGTCCCGAGCGAGCCGTATACGGACGCCCACTTCGCCATATTTCCGCAAGCGCTCATCGAGCCGTGCATTCTCGCCGGATCACGTGCGGGCGACATTGTGCTGGACCCATTCATGGGTAGCGGAACCACCGCCAAGGTCGCGCAACGCTTGGGGCGTCAATACCTGGGCTGCGAAGTGAACCCAGATTACGCGCCGCTACAATCTGAACGCACGCGCGATACTATTGGAATGGTATTCTGATGGCACTGCCGCCCATTCCGCCCACACTCGGTAAGCCGGTTACTTGGCGCACCTTCGACTGGCGCCAGATGGCCATTGCCGCCTGGGGCGAGGAGTGGGGCAAGAACGACATCGCCTATGAGTGGCCGTCGGGCTCGGACTTCCAGTCGACCGACCGCTACATCACCGGCATCTACCGGCCGAAGGGATGGACGGGGCCATGATGCTGGAATCCTTGATCGCCGAAGAAACATTGCGCGAGATGACCACGATGGCCGCAGCTACCCCGCCCGGCGCGCTCGTTGAAGTCGGCGTGTATCGCGGCGGCTCGGCCATCTGGCTCTACGAGCTCGCCCAGGAGCAGGAGCGTGACCTGTATCTGTTCGATACCTTCGCGGGCATTCCCTACAAAACCCATCCCGACGATGCGCACAACGTGGGCGATTTCGGCGACGGGCTCACTTGCGAGCAGGCGGCACGGATGTTTCCCGCAGCGACTGTCATCGGTGGCGTGTTCCCCGACTCCGCGCTGGGGCTTGATCTGGATAACGTCGCCTTTGCCCATCTCGATGTCGATCAGTACAAGAGCTATTGCGATGCGATTGCGTACTTGTACCCGCGCATGATCGAAGGCGGTGTGATGTGGTTCGACGATTACGATTGCCTGGCCGGGGCCAAGCGCGCCGTCGATGAGCGGCTGGGCGAGCCGCAGCGTGCCCCGCACTCCGGCAAGGCTTACTGGAGATTTTGAGGAATCGTGTTGTGCTCAGAAAGGAAACCAGATATGGGATTCGGTCTTAGTAATCCGCAGGTTTCGAGGCAGGCGGATATACAGTGTGCAATTGATGAGCGAGAGAACCTAACCGTCGGCGGGAATCTTGATAGGCAGATCCGAGTGGCCGAAGAACATCTAGCACGGCTGCACAGGATCAAGCGGGAGATGGAGGGAAGTGGATTGCTGTCGCTGCGTATCTGTGATTTGCAGACTGCGATGAACTGGTAGCCCGCATGAACCACTGGAGATTCTGACGATGGACGCCTTCGGTGTGGAACTGGAACGATTGCGCGAGAATTCCCTCATCAACAGCGTCTACAATCCGCCGCCCGATACCACCAAGATCTGCTACAAGTGCAAATACTGCACGCTGCCCGAATCCCCCGACCCGTACTTCCTGCCGGTGTGCTATCACCCGCAGTCGATCGATGTGGTGACCGGTGGCGCGCTCTCAGCCCTGGTAATGCGCGGGGTCGCATCGCTGTGCGGCCCGAAAGCTATCTTGTACGTAGCGACCGGATCATGAGCGAATTGATCACCATCGAAGACGACGGTGAAGACGATTTGCGCTCGGCCTACACGGTGGCCAGTCTCCTGGAGGCGCATTATCCGGGCTACATCTGGGAGGTCTCAGGCCTCTCTGGCGGCGGGCTGTTCATCAAATGCGGCCAGACCGCCTGCTTCGGGCAGTACGGCTACTACATCCAGGAAAAGGACATGTGCAGCGCACACGAGCTCCGTGCCACCGCCATTGCTGGGGCGGGTGAACTGCTCGAGCGAGCCGGGCTACCCCGCGGGCGGTGGAACGGCGAGATGCCCACGCGCCTGGAAGGCGCCGATCCGCGTCATCGCAGGCACCTGAACTGACATGGCATCGACCACCGATCGCCCGCAACCGCCCTCATCGGACTACGGCGCGCCAACCTTCAGCCGGCGCGGCGATATCGAGCGCATCGCCACCCGCTCGCCCAAGCCCGACGATGCGGCATCGGAAGATCCGTGGCTGCGCCTGGCCAAGGAAGCTTTCGAGTTCTCGACCAACTACCTCGATGCCAACTACCGCGCGCGCTGGGACGACGCCATTCGCGCCTTCAACAACAAGCACCCCAGCCGCTCGAAGTACAACAGCCAGGCCTACGACAAGCGCTCCAAGATCTACCGCCCCAAGACCCGCTCGATCATCCGCAAGAACGAAGCGGCCGCTTGCGCCGCGTACTTCTCCAACATGGATGTGGTGCAGGTCGAAGCCGAGCGCATGGACGACAAGTCCGAGCAGGCCTCGGCCGATACCATGAAGCATCTGCTCAACTACCGGCTCACCAAATCGGTGCCGTGGTTCCAGATCGCAATGGGCGCGCTGCAGGATGCCCAGACCATGGGCGCATGCTGTGCGCATGTTCACTGGGCCTATGAAGAACAGGAGCGCGATCCCGATGAGCCGGACTACGAAGCCGACGCTACACCTGCCCGCAAAGAGCGCATTGCCGAAGATTTCCGCATCGTCGCCGATAAGCCCTGTATCGAGCTCCTCCCGCTCGAGAACATCCGCTTCGATCCGGCCGCCGCCTGGTACGATCCCATCAATACGTCGCCGTACGTCATCCACCTGATGCCGATGTACGCGCAGGACGTCAAGGCCAAGATGCGCGCGCGCGAGTGGAAGCACCATCCCGATTCCACGCTATCGGTGGCCATGCAGGTGAAGCTGGACACGACCAAGCAGGTGCGCACCGGTAATCGCACCGATCAGCACGATAACGAGGGGCGGCTCATCGGCGATTATCAGGTCGTCTGGGTGCAGCGCCACATCCACCGGCGCGACGGCCAGGACTGGCACTGGTACACCCTCGCCGATATCGCCATGCTCTCGGAGCCCGAGCCGCTCAAGGACGTCGTGTTTCACGGCATGCGCCCGTACGTCATCGGGAACGCCATCATCGAGACGCACAACCCGATGCCTGCGGGGGTGCCCGATCTGGCCGAAGGGCTGCAGTCCGAAGCCAATGAAGTCGTCAACACGCGCCTGGATAACGTGAAACTGGTGCTGCAGAAGCGCTACCTCGCCAAGCGCGGCAAGGACATCGATTACGCGAGCCTGGTGCGCAACGTTCCCGGCTCGATCACCCTGGTGAACGATCCCGACAAGGATGTGCGCGAAATATCGTGGCCCGATGTAACGCAATCCGCCTTTGCCGAGCAGGACCGCATCAACGCCGACATGGATGAGTTGCTGGGCAACTTCTCGGCGGGCACCGTGATGCAGAACAATCAAGCCATGCAGGCGCCGATGCGCACCCTGGGCCTCGTATCGACCGGGGCCACCGTGCTCACCGAATACTTGCTGCGCACCTTCACGGTCACCTTCATCGAGCCGGTGCTGAGGCAATTGATGAAGCTCGAGCAGTACTACGAGACCGACAAGACGGTGATGGCGCTCGCTGGAGCGCGCGCGCAACTGCGCCTGAAGTACGGCATCAACGAGGTGACCGACGATCTCTTGAACCGCGAGCTCGTGCTCACGGTGAACGTCGGCATGGGCGCGACCGATCCGATGATGCGGCTGCAGAAATTCCTGATGGGCGTCAATTCCTTCGCCGCGCTGATGAAGCAGCCCCCGCCCGGCATGGATCTGAAGGAAGTCGGCAAAGAAGTATTTGGCCTGATCGGTTATCAGGACGGCACGCGCTTCTTCCAGGGTCAGGATCCGGAGAAAGCGCAACTGCAGCAGCAACTGCAGGCCGCCCAGCAGCAAATCGCGCAACTGAGCCAGCAGGTCAAAGAGAAGCAGACCGGGCACGTGCTGCAGTACAAGGCCAAGGAAATGCAGGCGCACGGCACGGTCGCCCGCGAGCAGATCAAGCAGCAGGGCGAGAACCAGCGCATGGCGGTCATCCATCGCGGTAAAATGCCCGAAGACCCGATGATGGAGCATCGCCGCGAGATGGCGAAGATGACCCTGCAGCATCAGCGCGACAGCGCCCGGCTGCGCAACGACTTCGTGCTGCAGTTGAACAAGGTGCGCAACGATTTCGCCGCCAAGCTCGCCGCCCTGCAGATGGGACGCACGCTCTCCGGGGGCAATCCGAATCAAGGGCGTGTGGCATGAGTGAAGAGCGCGACGCGCTGCTGGAATTGGCCATATTCGGCCGCGAGGTGGATAACTTCCTGTCTACCCCGGTCGGGATTTACTTGCACCAAAAAATAACGGAAGAAGTCAATCGCGCCATGAATGCCCTGCGCAACGCCAATCCGGCGAGCGCGGGCGAAGTCGCAGCGGCGCAGGCTCGTGCAACGGTGTACTCCGACATCGCCAACTGGCTCAGGCAAGCAATTGCCGCTGGTTTGCAGGCGGAGACTGTCTTGCAGGAGCCCGATGATGGCGATCAAACAGGCGAGCCACCCGTCGAAAGTTATCGTTTCGGCGCGTGAGGGGCAGCGCGCCCGCGCCGCCGCGCTGGAAGCAATCGCCGATCTGAACGAAGACATCGCGCGCGAGGACGATCCCGACTTCGATCCGGCCGCCACGCATGACCCTGAGCAAGATGTTGCGGCCGATGCGGCGGCGCCAGAAGACCAAGCAGCGTCAGATGAGACGCCTGGCGAGGAGACTGGCGGCGAGGAGGAATCCGCCGAAGAGCCCGCCCCGCTGACCGAGCCCCCGGCCGAGGAGCCCGCGCCGGATAAGCAGGCGGAAGCCCCGCGCAAGTGGAAGCTCAAGGTCAACGGCCGCGAGCTCGAGCTCACCGAAGAAGAAGTCCTCGCCCGCGCACAGAAAGTCGAATCGGCCGATCAGTACCTGGCCGAAGCCGCTCGCGTGCGCCACGAACAGAATCTCGCGCCGGCCGCACGGTCGACGCCTGCCACGCTGCCGCATCCCAGCGATGAGGAAGATGCCGCCATGGTCCGGGCGATCCAAGTAGGGACCGAAGAGGAAGCCATCAGCGCCATCCGGAGGCTGCGCGAATCTGCATCCGCTAACGCGAACCAGATCGTCAGCACGGTTGATGAGCGCATCGGGTTTCTTCAAGCCTTTGACAAATTCCGTCATGACTACGCAGACATTATGGCCGATCCCCTGCTTACCAACCTCGCCTTTGCAATGGATCAAAACCTTATGCAGAACGGTGATCGTCGTCCTTACGGCGATCGCTACCGCGAAATCGGTCAATTGATCCGCACCAAAATGCGCGACCTGGCGAAGCAGTTCAGCACGAATGAGCAAGTCATGGAACAGAAAGCGCAAAGAAAGCGTGCGGCCCCCGCCGCTCCGCCCACTGCAGGCGCGAAATCCACCGCCACCCGCAGTGCGGAGGACGACGACGGGCCCGATGACGAGACCTACATCCGGCAGGAAGCCGCCCGTAGGGCTCGACACTATGGAGTCCAATAAATCATGGCAGGCCAAGTCTGGGCCGTGAGCTCGCTGGGCGGTTATCTCTACTCACGGCAACTCTCCAACGTATTGCGCATGGCGGTGCAACCGCTGGTGAAATTCCGCCAATTTTCCGACGTGCGCGATGCCTCCCAGCAGGGTCGCAAAAAAGGCGACACCTTCACCTGGGATGTGTTCTCCGATGTCGCGACCGCGGGCGGGGTGTTGATCGAAACCAACACCATGCCCGAAACGAACTTCACCATCACGCAGGGCACCCTCACCATCACGGAGGCGGGCAACTCGGTGCCGTTCTCCGGCAAGCTCGACAACCTGTCGAAGTTCCCGGTCATCGAGTTGATTCAAAAGGTGCTCAAGAACGATGCGGTGAAGACCTTCGATCGCCTGTCCTGGACGCAGTTCAACCAGACCCCGCTGCGCGTGGTGCCATCGGGCGGGTCCAGTGCGACCGGCGCGCTGGCGCTCACCACCAACGGCTCGGCCACGGCGACCAACAACGATCCGTACAACAACACCTATGCCAAGACGCTGGTAGACACCATGAAGGAGCGCAACATTCCCGCTTATATCGGGGATGATTACTACTCTCTGTCCTGGCCCACCACGCTGCGCGCGTTCAAGAACAATCTGGAGACCATCCATCAGTATTCAGACACCGGGTTCAAACTGGTGATGAACGGTGAGATCGGCCGCTACGAGAACGTGCGCTACGTCGAGCAGACCAACATCGCCAAGGGCATCGGCACGACCGGCATTGCTACATCGGCCGGTGGCGACATGGTGGCCTGGTCGAACGCCAAATCGGATTGGATCTTCTTTTTCGGCAACGACACCGTAGCAGAAGCCATTGCGGTGCCCGAGGAGATGCGCGGCAAGATCCCCACCGATTACGGCCGATCCAAGGGCGTTGCCTGGTACTACCTGGGCGGCTTCGGCATCGTGCACACGCTCGTGTCCAACGTGCGCATCGTCAAGTGGGATTCGGCGGTATAGGAGACGACCATCATGGCAACCAAATCGCAATCCTACGACCATCCCGCCTATGAAGTGGCCTTCCAGCAGCAGGCGGCCACCACCACGTTACTCGGCGCCAACACAGCAGGCATCAAATACTGCGCCTTCACCAATCTCATCATCAAAGCGGTCACCGGCTGGGTGACCACAGCGGGCACCTCCGCCGACGTGATGAACATCGTGAAGATCTCCGGCACCGCCACCACCACCACAGCGTACGGCACCCTCGGTTCCGGGGGCACCGGTGTGGTGTCTTTCAGCCCTGGCACCGCCAGCCAGGTCACCACCTTGCAGGGCGATATCTACTACGCCCAGAAAGGAACGGATGCCACCGGCACCTACACCGCGGCCACCATCGAATACGTGGTGCAGCCGCTCGCCAACCTGACTGTCTAGGAGAAAGGACCATGGCCTATAAAGGCAAAGCCATCACCAACCGCGATATCCGTACCAACGACGGGGTGAGCATTCCCAATCCGGGACGCGCCCCCGTGCAGCGGGGGCCGCTCGGCCGCGACACCCCCTACACCAACCAGACCGAGTTCAACGACGCCCTCACCATGGGCGATCGCTCGATGAACGGCGCCATTCCGGGCATGGGGTCCTGGCGCAAGCAGGAAAATCTGGATGACCCGGGGCTGGATTCCTCAGGCGGCTGGCTCTACAAGCAGGGCACGCCGTTCGGCGAAACCGCGCTGTTCAACCAGTTGCCCCCGGGGCAGGACATCTCGGACCAGAACTACGCCGCCATCTACGAGATGCGCTTGAAAATGGTCACCAGCATCGGCTACCCCGGTGATGGCGCCTTCCCGGTGCGCGACGTGCCCGAGTGATCGAACGGAGTGCGCAGGGCCAATAACCCTGCGCATCGCTTTGCATGCCTATTCGACAAGAGAAATTCCAGGTCAGCATTCCCACCTACGACGATGAGAACGGCCAGCAATGGGTGTTCCCCTCCGAGCGCTATGAATCCGATATGGACCCCGAAGCGGGCAACCATAAAGGCGTCTATCACAAGCGGCTCACGCGCAATACCGCGCATGGGCTGCTCGAGGATACCGTCGATCTGCCCGGTGATCGCGTATCGCGCCTGAACATCATTCCTCCGACCGAGATCCGCGAGCCCTGCATCGAGCAGAATCCGCCCGCGTTCTCGCGCCGTGCCGGCGACTCGGACGTATCGGGCTACGTCGCGCGCGCGCAGGCCCTCACCGACGGCTTCACCCACTGTCCGATGCTCGCCACCGACGACCAGTACACCGGGCAGCACGCCGATCTCTTCTACGGCACGCCGATCGGCACCAACGACATTGGGGACGCCTATGAATCGTTTGCCGAGCGCAACAACTATCTGGACAGGGAATAGCGATGAAGGCCTTCGATCGCAGTAAGCCCTTCGCCGAGATCCACGACGCCTCCGGCCGCTCGGCCCTCGAGCAGAACGGGCAACTCTATAACGCATCCGGTGAGCCGCTGGGACCGGATTTCCAACTGCTGCATACCCCGCAGCCCGAGCCGCCGCCACCGCCAGAACCGGAGCCTGAGCCTCCGGGCGATGAGGAGGACGAGAGCGGCACGCGCAATCACGAAGAGCACAGCGCGCGTCACGGCTGGCGCAAGGGCCGCCGATGATCTGGCGCGTGACCGATCCTCAGGGCGACGAGGCGGCCAAGATCCGCTGGGAGCTCCCGCAGTACACCCGCGGGGTGGTGCTCGACCTGGGGTGCGGCTCGCGCAAGGCTTTTCCCCATTTCATCGGCGTCGACAACGGCCACCACGAAGCCGCCTTCGGCATCCCCGTTCGGCCCGACGTTTACCTTCCATCCTGCGAACGTCTGCCGTTATTTGCCGATGAAAGCGTCGACGCCGTTTTTTCTTCCCACCTGCTTGAGCATATCGAGGACTACAAGCGCGCGCTGCGCGAATGGTGGCGCGTCATCAAAAAAGGTGGGCATCTCGTGCTCTACCTGCCGCACAAGGACTTCTATCCCAACATCGGACAGGAGGGCGCCAATCCCGACCACAAGCACGATTTTGCCCCCGAGCACATCGTCGCCGCCATGCACGAGGCGGCCTCAGGCTGGGACCTGGTGCGCAATGAAGATCGCAATGCCGAGCGCGAATACTCGTTCTTCCAGGTCTATCGCAAGCTGCACGGCAAGACCCAGGCGTTCAGCCACCGCATGTCGCCCCCGGTTAAAACCGCAGGGGTGGTGCGCTACGGCGCCTTCGGCGATCTGCTGATGGCCTCCTCCGTGTGCGCCGGCTTGAAGGCGCAGGGCTTTCACGTGACCCTCTACTCCTCGCCCCCGGGGGTCGATGTGGTGCTGCAAGACCCCCACATCGATGGCTTCTACGTGCAGGACAAGGATCAGGTTCCCAACGGCAATCTGGGCGAATTCTGGGCGAACGAGAAAAAGAAATTCGATCGCTGGGTGAATCTGTCCGAATCGGTGGAGGGTACGTTTCTGGCCATGCAGGACCGCATCCACGTGCATTGGCCCAAAGCGGTGCGCCACGACATGATGAACCGCAACTATCTCGAGTTCGCCCACGCCCTGGCCGAAGTCCCGCACCGCCCGCAAGTGGCGTTCTACGAGACCCCGGAGGAGGAGCGCTGGGCGCGCTCAGAGCGGCGCAAGCTCCCCCCAGGTCCGGTGCTCCTGTGGGCCATGGCCGGGTCCTCCGTGCACAAGGTCTGGGCCGGCATGGATACGGTGCTCGCGCGCATCATGCTCACCTACACCGACGCAAGCGTCGTGCTCACCGGATCGAAAGAGGCCACCATCCTGCAGGCGGGCTGGGAGCATGAGCCCCGCGTCGTCAAGACCGCGGGCAAGTGGTCGATCCGCCAGACGCTGGCGTTTGCCAAGCTCGCTGCCGATGTGGTGATCGGCCCGGAAACCGGCGTCCTGAATAGCGTGTCGCACACCGCGGGCATCGCCAAGATTATCTTCTTGTCGCACTCCAGTGCCGAGAACCTGACGCGCGACTGGGTGAATACGCAAGTGATGGTGCCCGATGCCAAAGCGGTCGACTGCTATCCCTGCCATACGCTGCATTACACCTGGGCGCACTGCCGCAAGCACGAGCAAAGCGGCACCGCCATGTGCCAGGTGAGCATCGAGCCCGATACGGTGTGGGCAGCGGTGAAGCGGGCACTGGCCGCACAACTGGAGGCCGTGGCATGAGCACCTCCGGCGTTTACACGTTCTCCACCACGCTCACCGATCACGTGCGCCACGCGATGTTGAACATCGGCAAGCTCGGTGAGGCGGAGGTGCCCACTGCGCAGGAATTTTCTGACGTGACCTGGAAGATGAATGCGCTGGTGAAGCAGTGGCAGGGCAAAGCGGATTTCGCCCCGGGGCTGAAGATGTGGACCCGGCGCGTCGGCGCTCTCATGCTGGGTGCGGCCATCAACAACTACGTGCTGGGGCCCACGCTCGCGCCCAATTCGCACTGGACGCTGCTGAATCAGCTGGTCTACACAAGCGCCGCCTCTGCGGCCATCTCCGGGGCCACCACGCTGACCCTGGCCGCCATCAGCCAGACCAATTCCGGGGTCACGACCACCATCGTGAACGGCTTCAACATCGGCATCCTGACCGCATCGAACGATCTGTTCTGGACGACGGTGAACGGCGCTCCATCGGGCAATACGGTCACCCTCGCCAATGCGCTGCCCGCTGCCGTGTCGGCCGCAGCCACCGTGTTCGCCTACCAGTCCAATGCGCAGAACCCGATCGTGGTCGACGCCTGGGTGCTGCGCGATACCGCAGGGGCGGACGTTCCCGGCCGCTTCATGACGCTACAGGACTATGCGATGCAGCCCTCCAAGGGGCAGAGCCAGTTCATCAGCGACCCGTACCTGGCGTATTTCGAGTACCAGTTGGCCGGCTCCAACTGGTTCCACGAGTGCTACGGCTCATCGAATGTCGGCAAATATGACGTGATCTGGTTCAGAGAGCCCATTCAAACGTTCGTCAATACGACGGATGCTCCGGAATTCCCCGACGAGTGGGTGCGCGCCATCGAATGGGGCACAAGCAAGGAGATCGCCCCCATGTTCAACATGCCCTGGGGACAGGACAAGGAATCGCTGCTGCAGGAAGCCTTGGCCTTTGCCCGCCAGAAAGACGCCGAGATCACCTCCATGTATTTCCAGCCGGGGATCGAATAGATGGCGCGCTTCAAGTCCCTGCCGCTCTTCGGTGAATCGACGCTGGTGGACGCGCGCACCTCTTCCACGCAGCGGCGGGTGAACGTGTTCTTCTATCCCAAGAAAGACGGCGACAAGACCAAGTTCAGCGTGTTCGGCACCCCGGGGCTGACCGCCTTCGTGCGCCTGGCTGGCCCCTCGGTGCGCTCGCTCTACGCCGCTTCCAACGGCACCAGCCTCTTTGCCGCTTCAGGCGGCGGGCTTTACCAGATCAACGGAGCGGGTGGGGCCACGCAGGTGGGCTCGATCAACCCGAATTCATCCTTCGCCTCGATGATCGATAACGGCACGCAGCTGCTCGTGCTCGACGGGGTGAACGGCTGGATCTATACGCTGGCCTCTGGCGCGTTCAACGTCATCACCAGTCCCAACTTCCCGCAGAACGCCACCTCGGCGGATTTCAACGACTCCTATTTTCTGGTGAACGACCCTTCGGTGCCCGGCCAGTGGCGCAAATCGGCTTCTTACGACGGCACCACCTGGAACGCCCTGGATCTGGGCATCGCACAGTCCAATCCCGATCCGCTGGTGCGCCTGAACGTGCTGCACGGCTTGGTGGTGCTCTTCGGCAGCCAGTCGATCGAGTTCTGGCAGGACTTCGGCACCTCAGGCTTCCCCTACGGGCCGATCGTGTCGGCCACCCAGGATGTGGGGCTCGTCGCGCTGCAGTCGGTCGCCTATTTCATGAACACGCTCGCCTTCCTCGGGCGCACCAAGGACGGCATGTACCGCGTCTATACGTTGGACGGCTTCAACCCGACCATCATCTCCACTCCCGATATCGACGACATCATCGAGGATTACGCCCTGGGAGGCACCACCATCGCCGATGGCATCGGGCTCACCTACTCGGTGCGCGGGCATCACTTCTACCAGTTGACCTTTCCCACGGCCAACCGCTCGTTTCTCTACGACGGCAACGCGCAGGTGTGGTCCGATGCGCAGTCGGGCATTTCCGAGATCCCGCAGCGCCATCTGGGGCAATGCTCGGCCTCGTTCCAGAATAACGTCTACATGGGCTCGAGCCGCACCGGCGCCATTCATCTGGTCACCGATGAGATCGTGACCGAAGACGGCGCGGCCATCCAGCGCTTCTTGATGACCCGGCACATTTTCGACGACGAGAACATGCTGGGGATCTCCGATGTCGTGCTGGACATGGAAACCGGCGTCGGGCTGCAGGCCGGTCAGGGCTCCAATCCGCAGATCATGCTGTCGGTCTCCAAGGATGGCGGCCGGACCTTCGGGAACGAGCGCTGGATCTCGATCGGCGCGGTGGGACAGTACCTGGGTCCGCGCCCCACGTGGCGGCGCATCGGCGCCGGGCGCGACTTCGTGTTCAAGTGGAAGATGACCGACCCGGTTTTCTTCGGCATCAATAACGGCGCATTCGTGCCCCTGCAAGGACAGGGCTGATGGCCACCAAATCGCAGATCGACCGCCCCACCCCCGGCAATATCGTCACGCAGTCGGGGCTGCCGGTGGTGTGGTTCGCCTCTTGGCTGCAGCAGGCCTACAAGATTCTGTTTTCCCTGCAGCACGCCGACACGACGGGAAATCGCCCCACCACGGGGCTCTATCCGGCCATGTTCTATTTCGATTCGACTCTGGGCAAGCCGATCTGGCGCAACGCCGCCAACTCGGGCTGGGTCGATGCGACGGGCACCCCGGTATGAGCGATGACGTTACGCGCAGCCCATATGTGCCGAGCTTGGAGCAGATCCTTACGGTGCAAGCCGAGCTCGCGCGCCTGCCGCAGACCGAACTTTCGACCGAGCATCTATTCGCCGAAGGGCTGTACGTGCGGATCTGTCATATCCCGGCCGGTGTGATGTACACCGGCAAGATTCAGGCGAAAGAGCACATTTTCGCCATCCTGAAAGGTGCCACGCACGTGTGGACTGATGAGGGCATGCGCACTTTGAGCGCGGGCGAGGTGATCGTCGGGCAACCCGGAGCGAAGCGCATCGGCATTGCCCTGAGCGATTGCACCGCGATGACGGTGCATCACACGCACCTGACCGATCTGGATGAAATCGAGCGCGAATTGATCGTTCCTGAAGACCTGAAACTGTTCGATGCGCGTAATCGGCTGATCAGCTTGCCATCGCCCGATGAGGAGAAGCTGTCATGACCTGGGCTGCCATTGCTGTGGGCACTGTCGCTGCAGGCGGTGCGATCTACTCATCCGATCAGCAATCGCAGGCCGCCAAGAATGCCGCGAACCTGCAGCAGCAGGGGCAACTGGGCGCGATGCAGGGGCAAATGCTGCAGGGCCAGCAGACGCAACAGCAATTAGCGCCCTACACCGCCATCGGCGGCCCGGCGCTCGGTGAGCTCGGCTATCTGATGGGGCTGCCGGGCTACGCCAATCCGACCGCCAATCCCTCGATGGGCCCGCAGGCCAGCAATCCCTCGGGGCTGCCGGTGAATCCGAAGACCGGCACGCCCTACACGCTGAATGATTTCATGGCCTACAACACGGCCGCTGCCCCCGGTGACACGAACAACATGCAGGACGCGCAGGCGCAGTACAGCCAGTACCTCGCGGGCGCCATGAATTCCAATCTGGTCAGCCGCGGGGCGGGCAATCAAGCCTGGTCGAGCATCTTCGGTGGGGCGCAGATGCCCGGTGGGGCACCGATGGGCGGGGGCCTGCCCGGGCAGCCCGGTGGCGCTCAGATCCCGGGTGCACCCCCTGGGGCTGCGACCCCCGGTGCCGGTGTGGGCATTGCCCCGACCCCCGGTGGCGGCGGGCTGCACGCGGCCTCGGCCCTCGGACCAGCCACGGCACGGGGCCCAGGCGGGGCGACCCCGCAGGCTGCAGCACCGGCTGCAGCTGCTGGAGGCGTACGTCCGGCAGGGGCATTCATGGCTACACCCCAAGGGGGCATGGCACCGGCTGCCGCGCCCGCTGCGGGCGGTGTGCCCCCCGGCTACATGGGCGCTATGGGCGCTCCAGGGGGCCCAGGAGCGCTCGGCGCACCGGGTGGTGCATCACCACCAGGGGCCCTGCCCGGAGCCTATGGCAGCCTGCTAGCGCCCTTCACCGGGGCTGATTTGCAGAACACCCCCGGTTATCAGTTCCAGATGCAGCAGGGACTGCAAGCTTTACAAAATAAGGCCGCCGCGGGCGAGACGCTGCAATCGCCCAATACCCAGGAAGCCTTGATCAATTATGCCGAAGGGTTAGCGGGCACCCGCTTCGATACGGGCTTTGCGCAGGATCAACAGCAGAAGCAGCAGGAATTCAACCAGCTGATGGGCCTGGCGGGACTGGGCACCGGCGAGACCAACATCGGCGTCGGTCAGTCGGCCCAGATCGGCCAATCGCTCGCCTCCGGGCAGATCAACATGGCCAACGCCGCGGCCACCGGGCAATTGGGCCAAGGTGCGGCCAACCAGAATCTGTATCAAAACCTTGCCAGCATTCCGGGAATGATGAGCGGGTTCTATAACAAGACACCGGCACCGGCACCGGCACCGGCGATCGATCCCACGACGACCGCTTGGATGTAAGCCATGGACCTGCCCGCACCCGGCACGACCTTTCCGATGCAGCAGGGCGCCGATATCGTCGGGGGCATGGAACGGGGCTTCCAGATGGGCGAAGCGTTCCGCCAGCAGCGCGAGAAGCGCGAGGTCGCCGACATCATGCGCTCCGCCGATCTGTCCAGCACGCAGGGCCAGACCGCAGCGGCGCAGAAAGTCTCGGCGATCAATCCGCAGCTAGGCATGCAGATGCTCGGTCAAGTGCGCGCTAATCAGCAGTTCGCCGAGACTCAGCAGTATCACCGCGAATTGATCCAAGAGAAGCAGGAAACGCAGCAACGCCTTGCCCGCGAGGAAGCCGATAAACGCGCCAAGACGCAGCGCGCCGTGACCAATGCGCGCCTCACCAACATCAGCGAGAACACCGCGCGCATGTACAACGACTACGAAGATGTCCGCGACGAGCAGATTAAAAAAGGCAGTAATCCGAAAGACGCGGAGATTTTTGCGCGGCAAAAGGTCGGCGGTGATTGGGATATCTGGCGCGGCAGTCTAGGCACGCGCGCCGATGAGGAAGGCAATCCCATCTTTACGCAACAGCAGATCGCCGGCATCCCGCAGCAGTTCGATCCGGCGCAGGCCAAGAACTTGACGGGCATGGCCGATGCGGGCATCCAGATGGTATCTAAACACGAAGCGGCACAGCGCAAGGCCGAAGCGGAGGCGGGAAAAGAAAAAGAAAAAGAACGCGAAGCCCGCTCGCGCGAAGAACTTGCCGCGAAAAAGCAAGCGGCGACCGAAGCGCGCGCGCGGGGCGATCTGGCGGGCGACGATGAAACGCGGATCTCAATGGCCAAGCAATATCTTGCAGGCGATAAATCAGTGTTTACCGGGATGGCGCGGTCCCCCGGCAACATGATCGCCCTGCGTAAGGAAATCGTTCAGCAGATGAAAGAGCAGAACCTGACCCCTGAACATATGGCCATCAAGCTGGCTGAATACAAGGGGCTGGAAGCAGGCGAACGGGTGCTTGCCAATCGTGAAGCCAATATTGGTGTCGGCGTGGAAGAAATGCGCAGTTTTGTCCCGCTTGCACTCAATGCATTGGATGCCGTGCCGCGCAAAGATTTCGTGCCGATCAATCGGCTGATTCAGATGGGACAGCGCAACTGGTCGCCGCAGCAGGCTGCTTTCGACACAGCTAATCAATCGCTCATCAACGCCTTTGCCAACGTCATCGGTCGCGGCGGCACCACGGTGCACAGCCTGGAAGAAGCCAAGGAAATGCTCTCGACGGCGGATTCCCCCGAGATGTACCGCGCACGGGCAAGCCAACTGATGAAAGAAGCCGATGCGGCCCAGCGTGCCCCGGCTGCAGTTCGTCGCAGCATGGAAGGCGCACCCGCCGATACAACAGCACCGACAATTGCACCGTCTCCTGCTCCAGCGACCGGGGGAAAGAAGGATTATTCACATTTGTGGTCCGGTTAAATGAAAACCTGGGCCGAAGTCGAGCAGAGTCAAGCCTATCAGGCCATGGCGCCTGAGGATCGCGACGCGGCCCGCGGGCAATACTTCGATCAGGTTGTCGCCCCGCAAGTGCCGCAGGCTGATCGCGCGGCGGCTCGCCAGCAGTTCGATCACGCCACCCGCGCATCGATTGAACCCGGCGCCGGGCATCAGGATTGGCTAGGACGTCACCTGCAGGCCGCACCGCACACAATCGAAGGCAAGGTCGGCGCAGGCGAAGCCGGTCTTGGCATGCTCACCGGGATGGTCGCCGCACCGGTGGCAGGACTGGCCGGATTAGCTTCCATGGTGCCGGGGGTGAGCGACAAGCCTGCCGGTCAGGTTGTGCAGGACGTTGAACGGGCACTGACCTACCAGCCGCGTACCGCAGCCGGTCAGAAAGCCGAGAAGACATTGACCTATCTGCCTGAGAAATATTCCCAGGTAATGGATTATGCGGGTGGTAAAGTAGCGGACTGGACGCTAAAGGCGGGCGCATCCCCGGAGGTTTCCGCGCTGCTCGGCGCGGGGGTGAAAACGGCGGGCGAGATGGCCCCGGCCGCGTTCGGCTTACGGGGGATGCGTGGAGGCACTGGCGCTGCTGCTGCTGGTGGTACTGCTGAAGCGGGTGCGGCAGAAGCGGCTGCAACGCGAGCGGCGGCTGAACGCGCAGCCGCTGCTGTGGATCGTTCTGCTGGAACAGCAGCTGAAGGCGGACAGCCAGGGGTACGATGGACCGATCTGCCTGCCCACGTCCAGGAAAAGATTACTGAAGCCGCCCGCCATGCGGAAAGCTTTGACAAACTTTCCCCTGAAGCCCTCCAGCGGGCCGCCCGACTCGAATCCCTAGATATTCGCTATTCGCGCGGCGATGTCACGCGCGATCCGCGCCAGATGGGCTTGGAAGCCGATCTCGCGCGCGGGACTGCCGAAGGGCGCGAGCTTGCCGAGCTCAAGCTTGAGCAGACACGGCGGTTGCACGAACACCTGGAAACATTGCAGGGCCGCGGCGCGCCGCAGGCGAGCACCCCAAGCCAAGCCGGTAAGGCCGTCGTAGAGAACCTGAAATCGCAGGCGGAAGCCTCGTCGAAACGGGTTGATCAACTCTACGATCAGGCACGTAAAACCGGTGAGACGGCGGCAACGGTCGATTCCGAGCCCTTGCTTGATTTGATCAACAAAGCGCCGAACCCGCTGCATCTGGACTACATCGGCAATAAACTGAAGCGCTTGGGCATGGCGAAGCAGGATGAAGCCGGTAACTGGGTGACCACCGGCAAGCCAATCAGCCTGAACGATCTGGAGGAAATCTATAAAGGGGCTTCTGCCGAAGGTAAAGCGGGCGGCACCGAAGGGCACTATGCAGGTCTCGTTAAGCAACGAATCAACGAGATGACCGAAGGGGCTGGGGGTGATGCCTACCGGGCCGCGCGTGCGGCACGTAGCGAACATGCGCGCACCTTCGAGAACCCCAAGATGATGGACCGATTGCTGGGTGAGGAAAAAGGCAATCGCAAAACGGCACTCGAAGACGTTTGGAATAAAACCGTCGTCGACGGATCGATCTCCGATCTGGAACTGGTCAAGCGGCAATTGCTCACCGGCAAAGACCGGCCGCGCGCTGCCCGTCAAGCATGGCGCGAAGTGCAAGGTCAGACGGTCCAATTCATCCGCGACATGGCGACCAAAGGCCCAAAGGATGAGATGGGCCGACGTGCCGTGTCCGGTACGAAGATGCGTCAAGCCTTGAATTCAATCGGTGAGGAAAAGCTAAATACCATCTTTTCCAAGGAAACCACGCGCCGACTCTATAAGCTCGCCGATGCGGCCGAAGACTTGACCACCGCGCCCCGGCGTGCCGCTGCGGTGGGCTCCGATACGATGACACGGTTTCTATCGATGCTCGATACCGTGACCAAAATTCCGATCGTCGGCACACCGTTCAAGGTCGCTGCCGGTGCGGCGAAGACCGTGGCGGAATTATCCAAGAAAGGCGAAGCCGGGGCGCAAGTGCGCGAAGCGTTGCGCTCACCGCTTGACCCGACCGCCAAAAAATTCAGCATGAAAGAAGGGCTTGAGGCCCTCGATAAAGCTGCGCGGCCTTCGATTGCGCGCTTATCGCAACCTGTGCCGCAGCAGTTTCCGATACAAAGCGCGCCGTCCGGTGGTGGTCAGTGATTCGCCTGTTGCTCAAGCATGCGTCGGTTCATTTCGATCTGCTGGCGCTGCAGTTCCATCTGCTGCTCGCGCAGCCGCATCTCCTGGCCTGCCTGTACACCGCGCATGTAGGACCCGCTGATATCGGCACCCTGCGTGATGGGAAACGTCGTCTGCGGTGGCGGCAGATTCGCCGGCCGCTGGTAGATGTTCACCTGCGGTTGCTGCAAGTAGTACGGCTGACCGTTGCAGGTCATCACGTTACCGGCCTGATAGCAGGTGGCCGAAGCAAGGCTTGGAAACCCCATTATTGCTGCTAGAACGACGACTTTGAAATTGCTCATAATCGACCAAGATGATGTGGCGCTCAATCTCGCCTGGCGAGCGGTCCAAGCCGGACATCAGGTGCGCTTGTTCATTGATCCTAAACATGCCAAACACCGTACGGGCGAAGGCTTTAACGCTATCACACGAGTAGACAATTGGATACCCCTCGCCGCCTGGGCGGATGTCGTTTTCCCGGTTTCCAACGGCAAATACATCGAGCGGCTGGATGTGCTGCGTCGGCAGGGCGTCAAAGTGTTCGGTCCTTCGACACGTTCCGCCGCGTTGGAAATCCGTCGCTCCGAGGGCATGCAGTTCCTCGAGCGCCACGGCATCGAGGTGCCGCCCTACAAGGTGTTCAACTCACTCGCCGAGGCCGAAGCCTATGTGTGGAAGACCGAGGCCCGCTTCGTGTTCAAAACGATGGGCGATAACGAAGACAAGAGCTTGTCCTACTGCAGCCGCTCACCGGCAGACATGATTGCGCGGCTCGATCGCTGGCAAGCGCTGGGCCTGAATCCCAAGGGTCCGGTGATGCTGCAGCAGTTCATCGAGGGCATCGAGTTCGGCGTCTCCTGCTGGCTGGGCGCCGAAGGCCGCATCGGCCCGTGGAACGAGAACTTCGAGCACAAGCGGCTGATGTCCGCCGAGGGCGGCAAGGGCTGCGGACCGAATACGGGCGAGATGGGCAGCGTGCTGCAGTACGTACAGAAATCCAAGCTCGGTGAGCAGGTGCTCGCCCCCCTGATCGACGACCTGGTGGCCATGGGGCACCGGGGCGACGTGGATCTGAACTGCATCATCGATGCGGCGGGCAAACCGTGGCCGCTCGAATTCA